ATCTAGAAGCATACTTTGACCCAGAAAAGTTCTCCGAACTATTGGTTAAAGAGTGTGATCAAGTCATTGTCAGTCGTAGTCCGGGAAAAATCGCTGAAGATGGTTGGGTAATCTGGTATAATGATGGGTTGCTTACTGCCGCTTTCTTGATCAAAAAACACTTAGGTGTTGAGTAATGTCTGACACCTCAGAATTTCAAAAGTATATCGACATGATTCTCAAAGAAGAACAAGACGATGTGCTTCATGAAATGGCTAACCTTGGTAGTCATAATCATGGTATACCTGATGTTGTTATCTGGGCAGGCAAAGCAAACAAGCAACATGGTTTGAGGATCAAAGTATCTAACATCAAAAATAGATGGAGCAATGAAGACAATTTTGTTATCCAACTGCCACAGTTGGACTATGATCCATCAAGGGTTGCTCGCTGGATCACCACAGATACTATCAACAAAATTATGACATGGATCAAGTTAAACCAACAAGTGCTGCATGACTTTGAAACAGACAAAATCATGTATACTGACCAATTCATCAGCCAACTTTCAAAGGTGCAATAATGAACGAACGAATACGAGAACTAGCCACTGAAGTTGGTATTAGCGTAGAATATCTGACAAACACCAAGCAAATTGCTTTGATTGACAAATTCGCCGAGTTGATCGTGCGTGAGTGCCATGACGTTGTATTTAAAAAAACTGGACCAAAGTCTGCTTTGAATATTTTAGAACACTTCGGGATAGAAGAATAATGTTTATTATTTGTGACACTGCTGGTTATAGCAGGGGTAATACTTATGTCATGGTTAACAAAATCACTTGCTGGGTGCCTCACGATATTGGCACCAAGATTGTGCTCTCCAATGGAGAACAAGTTTTGGTATCTGAATCACCGAGTCAGGTAGCTCAAATGATCGCTGATCTTAGTGCTGTTTCAAAGCTATCTTAAATTTCAAAATATTTTTAGAATCTGCTTGACGCACATACTGTTTTTTGGTATTATGTGTTTTTCGTCGCAACCAACAAGGAATACAAAATGAACACCGAAACCATTCAAGTCACCACTGAAACTTACGTCAAGGAAGATACTCTGCTCAAGCAAAGCAACGAAAGCCTTGAACTCAAGCGCCAAGCTGCTATTCTTGAACTTGGGGAAAAGTGGATTCTGCATCCGAAAAACATGGTGCAGCGCAAAACAAAGAAGTAACCAAAAGTTGATTTAGATTCAGTCCCGCATCTAATCTGACACCGCAAGGTGTGAAAATGAATCTGTTAAAAGGAAAATAAAATGACTACCCAAACCACAGCAACAACATTTGCATCAGCAATTCAAAACCAAAGCACAAGGACACAAAATGGTATGGTTGCGCGTAAGAGCACCGCCGATAATTGTGTTGATCTATTCTATAAGATTGGCGCGTCCCGTGGCAAGAACATCATTCCACAATTTGTTGCTGCACTGGTGGAAGATGAAGATATTGCACTTCGAATCGTTCAATGGGTTCGTGATGTTCGTGGTGGTGCTGGTGAGCGTGAACTGTTTCGTCAAGTTCTTGTTTATCTAGAAGCAAATCGCCCAGAACTGGCAATCAAGCTTGTTCCAAAGGTTCCAGAAATCGGTCGTTGGGATGATCTACTTGTTTTCCAAACACAAGCACTCAAGACTGTTGCATACACTTTGATTGGTGATGCTCTTCGTGCGGGTAATGGTCGTGCGAGCAAATGGATGCCACGCCAAGGTCCAATTGCAGCAGAAATTCGCAAGTTCTTTGGTATGACGCCAAAGCAATATCGCAAGACACTGGTAGCACTGACCAAGGTTGTTGAGCAACAAATGTGTGCAAAGCAATGGGATGACATCAACTTCTCTCATGTTCCATCTGTTGCACATGCTCGTTACAAGAAGGCATTTGGTCGTAACACACCAATGTATGCCAAGTATGTAACCAGTCTAGTTAAGGGCGATAATCCACTGGTTAAGGTTAATGCTGGTGCAGTATTCCCTTATGACGTTCTTAAGGGTATTATCAATCTGTATGGATATAAGAACTTCAACAAGACTGAACTTGATCTAATCGTCAAGCAATGGGAAGCACTACCTAACTTCATTGGTGATGCAAATGTATTGCCACTTGTAGATGTGTCTGGTTCAATGTCATGTAAGGCTGGTGGAGTATTCTCAAAAAGCGAAGTAACATGCCTTGATGTTGCAGTATCACTGGGTCTTTACTGTGCAGACAAGAACACGGGTAAGTTCAAGGATATGTTTCTGACATTCTCGGAAAAATCAGAACTTCTGCTTCTTCGTGGTAATGTTCTTGAGAAGTCACAACAAATGGTTCAGTCAACGTGGGGCATGAATACCAATCTGGTTGCTGCTATGGAAAAAATCCTAAAGGTAGCAGTTGATGGTAGTGTTCCATCGGATGAAATGCCAAAGATTCTTCTGATCATGTCAGATATGCAATTTGATCGTTGTGCAAGGTTTGATGACAGTGCAATTGGTATGATTCGTCGTAAGTATGAAACTGATGGTTATCAGATGCCACAAATTGCTTTTTGGAATCTGAATGCTGCTGATAACGTTCCAGTGAAGGCGAATGAAACTGGCGTAGCACTTGTATCTGGATTCTCACCAGCAATCGTAAAGTCTGTTCTGTCGGCTGATGTTGAAGAATTCACACCACGCGGTATCATGATGAAGACGATCATGAATCCAAGGTATGATGTGTAAATAAGGGAATGGGGAGTTTTCTCCCCATTTTTTGTATGAAACTGATTAAACTACGAGAATTTGATAGCGTTGAATATGTCTACTTTTATGTAGACGACTGTGATAGAATAGTGAGTCCCTATTATGAGTCTGAGCAAGCGGCAAAAATCTGGTTTAAAAACATTTTTGGAGATACAGCAAATGACGATGCCCAATGACGACACAGAACCAGAGAAAAAATTAGTAATACCAGATTTTGTGCTAATAGCACTTTGCGTTTTTGGTTTGGTATCAGTGCTAGCAGTTATGGGCCTAATTGTTGGTCTAACCATTTGGTATAGCCAGTGGTTTTTGTTTTTGTGGGGCGGGCTAGCGTTCTATTTCCATTTATGGACCAGCAAGAAAAGGAACGGTGAATGAAGGAAAATAAGCTGATGGATAATTTGGTCTTAGACAATCTAAAGTCTAAGGCAAGGTTTTGTGCAAAAAATATTGGTGCATGGTCAGATAGCGCCGAGCATTCGAACAGCACAAAGTTATCACTGCTGCTGGGCGTGATCAAGATGTATCATAGTGAGCAAGAGCATGCTTTGTTCTTGGAAGAAATTGGTGTAGAAAAGAAGCCAAAGCCTCTGACACTCGAAGAATTTGCTACCTATGCTTCTACACCAAAGGCCATTGCCGTAGAAGAACAAGTGGCTGCATTGGCAAGGAAAGTAGATAATCTACAAACACAAGTATCCAGTCTGATGGCTAATTCAAGCAACAACTCTGCGCGTGGCGGTCATGCCGATTTCTGATTCAACAAAAGCAATTTTAGGTGATTCAATGCACTCGGACATAACCTAGTTACTGGAAAAAATGACTGACACCAAGATAGAAGAAATACACATCAAAGGCATGATATTTCTTAGCTCACGGTATTATCATGGTCGATACGAGTGTATGGGATGGGGCAGGCGTGGCAGAGAAATCATTGAATGGATCAGGCAAAATTTTGGTGAAGTCGATGATTTTGTGTATGCGACCGAAAAGTTCACAGAAGAAGGTATTAGGGGTTATGACGCGCTTATCAGCCAAGATCAACTTGCACTCACCCTGATAAGATGGAACAACAATGAGCCGTAATTTCGTGAGTGGCATGTTGATTGACAATGGCAGTTTGATTCTGTATAAGTCTGTGCAGTATTTGGGTAGATACGAGTGCTGCCCGGTCACAAAAAGAGGTGACCTACTCGTGAGGTGGATCAAAAATAAGTTTGGTGCAGAAGATGATATGGTGCATTACTGCATCGAACATGCTAATATACAAGCATTGATAACCGAACATCAGCTATCGTATTTGCTACTGGCAATACCAGATGATGACGAACTTTGGACATAAAGATATGTGGATTCAAAATGCTGCATGGCAAGATATCAAAACTGGAAATCATCGTTCACCCGGTGATAACAGTATGTGGATCAGCATTGTTGATCCTTGCATGGAGCATGCAACACCCGTTCATGCCTTTTCTGAAATCCACCAGTTTGAGTTTTTAGATATCGAAGAAAAAGATTTCAGCATGGATGAGTCTTTTCGGTGTAGCCCAGAACAAGCTGCTCGAATTGTGAATCTGTTGTTGCATGCACAAGAAAACCAAATGAATGTGGTAGTGTCTTGCGTAGCTGGCGTTTGCCGAAGTGGCGCAGTGACCGAAGTTGGAGTAATGCTTGGATTTGAAGATACCAACAGGTTTCGGTGCCCAAACCTACTGGTGAAGAAACTGATGATGCAAAACTTAGGAATGACATATGAATAATAC